CAAGAAAGGTTGTGCCACAAACGCATTGGGCATATCTATAGTACCTAATGAGGTTCCACTCGCAAATGCTGATGACCACGCAAAGTTTGTTATAGGATACTCTCTATCTAGTGACCCATTCAGATCGAAAGCCTCAAGATTAGATGTTTGGTGTGGTCCTTGAAACATGGTACTATCAACGGACGTGCTCTCAATGGGTGCAACATCCAAGAATGCACCAAGTTGTGTCTCTCTAGAAACTCCAGGGTCATTAGCAGCTCGTGCAGTATACTCAGTCTGTCTATCGTTCTGTAGCACGTCATTAATACTATGAGCTACACCAGATTGAATCTCAAACTCTAAGGCGTTCTTGGGTCTCGAGTACGCACAATTGAGCTTGGACTGGGTTGAACTGTCGTACTTACGCCTATGTTGCTCCATGTATGTAGGAATACATGTACGAGCTGCATCTAGCAAATGAGGTACACGTTGGTTGATGGTATGGAGTAGAGCGTCTGTTGACCTGTTATATTCTGCAAGCCCATAGTGGGACATCTCATCTGCGAAAGACCTAACAGTAGAGAGTAGGGTCACATCTTTATCAACATCACCACGCCTCCAATACGTACTTTCTACAATCACCTGCAATGGCAATGGAGCCATTTGTATACCCAAGTTGTTCACAAAAGCGCGTTTAAGGAACCTTATACTCTGTAGATCGTCAACAACACTGCTACCCTCTTTGGAAAAGTGAGTATAAGTCATTCCAAAATACCTATGAAAATGGGGTGCAAGGTCATCACACTTTAGACCAACAATAGTGGTAGTTATAACGTTGTCATCACCATACATTGCCAACGAGAACTGGTCAGATGTGAGTTTAAACTCTGTGTATAGGATATACACTGTCATAACAATGTTGACGAGTGAATTCAAGATGGAGGTTATAGGTTCCCCTGATGGATGGGATCCGTGTGTTTGATAAACAGTATCATAAATGATGTGACGAGCATGTAACACGTTTTGCATTAACAACGAGCGAGCCAATTGATTCTCATCAGAATCATCGTACCAGCTATTAATAAAGTTAATTGCATACTGCATCACAAATTCTGGTATATTTCCGTCAAAGTTAGAGAAGTCTCCAGCAATGACACTTCCGTTTGTTCGCGCTAGACGACTGTATAGTATGGTCCACTCAATTGAGTGTGGGTTTATACCAACACTAATGGGTCTCGTAGCTGGGGTGGATTGCACATAGG